TCCGCAACTTTCTTTGCCTCTGCCGCCTTTAGATCTTCAGCCTCTTTCTCTTTGGCCGCTTTCGCCTCGTCCGCTATCTTTTTGAACTGCTCGTCCATTGCCTTTTTCATTTCTTCCGGTGTCATTTGTGTATCCTCCTTGTTTATTTTTTCGGTCTTCGGCTCGATCACGGTCTTACCCCCAGGCTCTCCGTCCTTTTCTTTTTCCTCCTTCAACTCATGCAGCATTTTGGCCATTGAGAATCTGCACTCACTATTTGCAGGGATAGTGACCGCCGATATCTCATACAGCGTGATTGCCGTTATGACATTCTGAACCCGCTCAAAATATCCGCCTATCGAAAGCGTCTTTGAAAACCCGTCAATGATGTTCCCTACAACCTGTTTTGCTTTGTCCGTGATAGGTGTTATAAGCTTTGCTTTTATCCAGAGGCCAACATCATCGATCTTGAACTCAACAACATTGCCGATAACATCTTCCATCCGGTAGCTGTGGTCGATAAGAAGCTGCGGATTTGTCATGTATTCGTCCATGGTCTTGTCAAAAGCGGAAGGAACGATGATATCGCCGTCCCGGTCTTTGTTCCAGGTAGAGGCGTATCCTTCTATGTAATTTGCTCCGTCAACCGATTTGACGGATTTTATCTGCATAGGATAACTAAACTTTTGTTTTATTAGCATTTATGTCCTTTCTATGAATGGCAGGATCTGACATCTGCAATTAGGTTCACCCGGCCACATCTCCCCGTCCTGAAATTCCTCATCCACTCCTATGGGGCCTTCTTCTTCATTGGCTTGATGTTCCGGTCTAACCTTGTCATCTCCCGCTGTCATCCATGATTTTTTTTCAACTCCAAGTTCTTTGTAGGTCGCAACGCTTGATTCCGAATAAGCGTTCACCGTCTCTGTGCGCGCTATCAACTCCGCTCTGTAATCAGAAGCCTTATCAAAAACACCCTGAATCCCCTTGTATCCGGTCTCTGTATTGCCGTAAGCTATTTCATTGACATGAAGATCCTGTTCGATCCCTTCTTTGATAACCGCCCTTATTTCTTCTTTAGTAGTGTCATGAATACGCTTGATCTTTTCGGCAAGAGAGGCGGCTATCATGTCGATCTTGGCTTGAGGCATGGCCTTAACCCTTAAGCCCTTGCCTCCGGATACAAACTGCTCTGCAATGGTGGCGCCAAGCTTTACGGCTTCGGCAAAATGAGGCAGTGAGGCTTTCGCAATTTCTTTGTCCTCTTTTTTAGTGTTAAAGATCTTGTCGATATCCAAATCTTCCCGTGCTGTATCAAGAACCTTGTTTATCACCCTTTCTTCCTGTTTATTAAAGAAAACCTTGAGCTTTGTTTTGAACTTGTCAGCCACACTCATTTTTGCCCTGTCAATTTTTGTTATCATGCTTCGGGCAACACGCTTTATGTCAGTGTTTGACTGTCCGAGATCCTTTATTGCTTTAACAGGTGCATTGTCGATAGCCGCCTGGTCCTGCCCGGCAGGGACCATGCCAAAAGATATAAAGGGCGCGTCTCCCCATGTTGTTTTTTCCCATCCCAGATATTCCCTGAAATCGTTGGCAGAAAAAGAAGCGTTATTGGTGGCTCCGTTAGCCTTTAGCATCTGGTCAAAGGCGGTATCGTCTTTATAAACCTTGTCAAATTCAACCCTATGCCCGAGGTCATATAGTTGTGCTATTTTTAGCCAGACCCCTTGTAGCTTTATCAGCTCCGGAGACAAGCACTCTTTGTTAAAAGTCTTATCCGCCTCTTCCATTTTGTAATTCGCATATTCCATGATCCCGATCTTCGGCGGCGGGACCTTGAACATCGAACAAATCTCATCCCTGCTGAATTTTCTAAGCTCTTTAAAGTCCATGTCCTTTGGAGACAGGGAGAAAGGATCGTATTTAAGGCCGCCCTCAATTATCGGTATCTTGTAGGCGTTCTTTTCTCCGGCGTATTCCTCCGAGAATTGTTCTTTAACACGCTTAAAAGTTTCGTCAGATAATGTTTTGTCCGTTGACAAAGCGCCGGATAGCCTTGCTCCGTTCTTAAAAAACTTCAAGTTTATCTTTGTGGAGTATAGATCTGTCTCAAGCGCAAGCATTGCCGCTTCAACAACTCCCATTCCGTAGTGCGGCGAAAGCGGATTGGCGGATTTAATATGGATCACTTCTTCGAGATCAAGAGGTATCCTGCGGTTATTCAGCTCGTAAACATACCCGGTCTTCTTTCCGGTTTCTCTGTTTACGGCAACGATCACTCTTTTAGGGTCAAGGCGATAGAGATACTTCGGCTGCGGAGTTTTTAAAAGGTTTAACTGGTCTTTTAACCAGTAGCTATTCCCGGTAAGCAGTTTATCCAGAGCATAACCCTCGATAAACTCAAACCAGCTCTCATCCGGATTAGGTTGATTCATAAGATCGATCAAAGGTCCCTGCGTTATCTCTTTGTTGGCTTTATCAAGGACATAACGCCGGGTCATGGCCAGATTTGTGGCAATGATAGAAGCGCAGGAAAAAACCCAGGAGACTTGTTTATAGGCAAGCTGATATTTGTAAAAGTCTATTTCCTTACCGCCCCAAATATCGCTGTCCCCGAGAATTCCGCCCATCAATAAGCCGCTCATTAATCCCTTTGCGGAGCTTTGAAGCCCAAGGACCCTTTGCGCGGCTTTCTGCAATAAATTTGCCATTATATAAACCTCACTCTCACTGTGGCTTCGTTAAGTTTCATAAGCGCGACATTGCAATAGTTGTCTGTATGCCTGAAGTGATCGGCCCCTATCTTTTTCCAGACATATTTTTTCTGGCCGTGTTTGTCCTCAACCTCAAGCCTCTGCATGTTGCACATCTGTTCAATAAATTGCTCCACTATCCTTGAATTTCTTGGCAAGGTAGCCTGTCCGGATATCCAGCAGTTAGCGGAATTGTCTAAAGATTCGGTGCGGTCAAGAACAAGAGCTTGCTCATCCTTGGCGGATTCTTCAAATTCTTTTTCGTTATCGCGGTCATTGTAATAAGACAAATAAACACGCCCAAAATGTTTGTCTCTGAATTGCTTGGCGCTGTGTTTATTCGGCAATGCGTCTATAACACAAGCCCTGACACCGTATGAATCCATCAGCTGACTTAATCTTTCAAAATTGTCAGTAATTTCGAGATGAATGATCTTTGATATCCCGTCAACAACCTTGCGGACCTCGACATGCAGCAGATCACCCTGGTCAACCCCCATAACACAGCCTTCAGCGGCCCCGAGCATGTCCTCGTTTCTCATCTGCTTGAGGAATATGTCGCGGTTCAATACGCTGACACCGCCTGAAAAAGCCAGGCCAAGATTAAAGTTATAAAAATTCTTAAGCTTTCCTGATTCTTTTGCCTTAAGATATTTAGCCATCAGGTCATCAGCGGAGATCCACGGAGCTATCGTTTGCGGGATATAGTAGCCTCGGACGCTTTTACCCGGGCATTTGGCAACCCACTTGCCGTTATTTCTGTCCTTTAATTCAGCCCCGCACTTGCAGGAATAAAAATAATGCTCGTCTTTTTTAGAAATGTTCTTGAAGAAGTCTATGTCAACCCACTCTCCGCACGCATCACATTTCACAAACCATGTTTTCTGATCAGATTTTTCAAATAAAGCGTCAATGCCGAATCCAGGAATAGTTGGAGTGGAAAGATTCCACTGCCATTTGAAAGTGGAGGCCGAAAGACGCTCTTGATACATTTCCCTGATATCCGGACGGCTAAAATCTATCTCATCGTGGATATTCAGATCACTTGGAACAGATATTGCCTGCGTTTCAGTCCAGGTGCCACGGAAATACAAAGAAGAAGCCCCAAGGCGCTTTACGCTGACATTATCAACATCGTCAATTCTGGCTTTCAATCTTTCACAAGAATTGATGATCGGTTTAAGCCGCATTTGTGAGAACAAACGGACATCAGTATCTGTGGGCATGGTATAGATCAAGCTGATATTGGCCGTATCCGCTCTCCACATGGCCTTTATCACGGCCATTGTTGATATCCCTACCTGTGAGCCTTTCTTGTATGCCTGGTCTGCGGATAGATCGTTGTAAGGCTCAAGAAGATAATCCCTGCCCTCAAAGGTTATGGCCTCTCCCTTTTCGTTCTTAATGGCTGAATCTCTGACCCATTCAGCCGGACTAAAGGCCAGAACTATTTCTCTAAGCTCTTCCGGAGAGAGCTTTCCCAACGATTCCAAGAATTGTGTTCCGATCATCTTCACTCATGTCCTTCAAAAGATTTTTTACGGAATAATAACTTTCGGATTTCACGCCTATTTCGCCTTTGTGTTCAAGGACAACACTTTCCCTGGGATAGGCGTTGCGGAGTTTAAGGGCAATATCCGTGAACTTCGCGCGGGAGGGAAAATCCGGAACATCAACGAAATCGTCTCCAACACTTTTATCAGGCTTAGCCTCTTTAGCTTTTCCGTCTTTTTCTTTATTCTTTTTTTCCAAATATCCAACAACTTTGGTAGCGTCAAGACCACCAACTATCGTTTGAGCTATCTTTGCGTCATTGGCCCCGGCAAGTCTTAACATGTCAGCCCAATAATCAGCAAACGCATCAAGATTCCAAGAGGACATAGTGCCTGAAGACTTAGGAGAGTAGCCCGCCAGTTCAGCGGCT